CAATATAGTGCTAGTAATGCCAAGTACATTACTTGTTGTTAGGAATATACCTTTAATTATTGTGTCGCGTATTTTGTGCAATATCGATTCGGAATGATATTTAATAGATTTTAATTGTGATGTAATTTGTAATTGTAACGAATAGTCGGCAATGTATGGTGTTAACTCTCGAATCGATTGTGGCAACTCTATTAGACCAGCACAATACAAATCATAGCCCTGCAATCTTAGTGTTCGCTGAAGTTTTGCTTCTGCGGTTAACGATAATGATGTGCGTTCCCAGAAATAGTCTGATCCGTTAATTAAATTAGTTACAATTGCAGTAATCAATAATTCTTCAGTTTTAGTGATGGATAAATTAATAGAATGTGAAAGTAAATCACGTTGTTCCCACCATGTTATATTATTCGATTGAATCATGTATCTTTATTAACCAATGACATTAATCCAACCGCAATAAAGAATCGAATATACCACCAACCAGGATCGAGCTCCCACCAATGGTGGCTAAATGTAGGATTGCTTGGTTCAGCATGATGGTTGGCATGCAACACTTCTCCAGCTTGAAATAATCCAAACGGACATACTAGTCTAGAATGATCATTCGTCACTGAGTGAGCAGCATATCTGAATCCAATCTTATGGTGCGCCCATGCTGTTATTAACGAGCCCAATGGCTGAATATAAAAATATAGAATTATTCCCCATACAACGCCAAACCACCCAAAAAATACAGCGAACAAAATGGCATGAATCATCCTTCCTAAATCAGGATATTTACGGTATAAATTACGTTCAATCCAATCATCTGGGGTGCTGACATCAGGTGCATAAAATTGTACTTCTTTATCTGTCAAAAAATACGGCGAATCATGCTTTTTGAAATCAAATAGTAATTGTTTGAATGTTACTTGGTGCGGACTATGCGGATCTCCGCGACGATCGGAATATTTATGATGTTTTCTGTGTTGGGCGCACCAATGCTGTGCCCAATCTTTCCATATAAGCTGACCAGATGCCCATAACCAAAAACGAAAAATATGCGCTAATCCTGGATTAAATTTAAAAAGTCCATGTGCCATACCTCTATGTAAATATACCGTAGTTGCCATCAATCTATAATGAGTCGTAATCAATAAAACAATTAATCCCGTTTGCCAGCTAAACATAGTGCAGTATCCTCATACAATTATTTATAGTCAGCTGTTGACAATGATAATTAATTAGTATATAATATATTTTTAACTAAAGGAATGACATCATGGCATTAATGTTTTCAGCTGAGCAAAAGGCAAAACTTATTCAAATTGTTAACGAAGGCGTACAAGTACTACAAGAAGTAGAAGATTTAAGTGCTGGCCTTAGTGATACCATTAAAGCAGTAGCAGAAGAATTAGAAATTAAGCCGGGCCTACTTAAAAAAGCAATTAAGATTGCACAAAAATCTAAATTTGGTGAAACAAACGAAGATCACGAAACTGTTACTGACATTTTAGAAACTGTTGGACGTACACTATAATGAAAGCAAACTGGCACAAAACTGTTAAATTTATTCAGGACGATTGGTATAGCCATCCTGGCAGATTGTGTGTAGAAATCTTTAATTGGTTTCTAAACATTGTAGTAGTGACTATTTTCGCCATTACTGTGCCAGATGTTCCATTTTTGTTAGTGTACCCAATGTTCTTTGCTTGCTTGAGTATGAGTATATACTCAGCAATAAGCAGGGGTAGCTTTGGTATACTAATGACAAGTTCGACAATATTGTTAATCGATTTGTTTGGCTATTATAAGATTTTAATGTTACAATAAAGAATCGTACACTTTACGTACAAGCACAAGGTTAGCCGGCCATAAGCGGCAGGAGAGTAAATGAGTTATGTTGACGCACTGTTCGACAGGGCAAAAGATCGCATCTACGTCGTAGAAAGAAAAGAAGGTATACGTGAGTATGTCGAGTATCCAGCAAATTATGTTATGTACACAGATGATCCGAAAGGCAAATATCGCACAGTATATGACACACCCGTAAGTCGTTTCAGCACTCGCATTGGTAAGGAATTCCATAAAGAGACGCGAGTCAATTCAAATAAGAAGATATGGGAAAGCGACATCAATCCTGTATTCCGTTGTTTATCAGACAACTATCTCGGCGCCACGTCACCTAAGTTACAAACTGCGTTTTGGGATATTGAAACAGACTTCGACCCAGCACGTGGATATGCGCCAACAAGCGACCCGTTCAATCCTATTACTGCTATTTCGGTATACTTAGATTGGCTAGACAAGATGGTTACACTTGTTATTCCACCTAAGAGCTATTCATGGGAAACTGCACAAGAAATTTGTGACCAGTATGAGAACTGCTTTTTGTTTGAGCGTGAAGCAGATATGCTTGATACGTTTCTTAATCTAATCGATGATGCTGACGTATTAAGTGGTTGGAACAGTGAGGGTTATGATATTCCGTACACAGTTGGGCGTATTGTACGTGTATTAAGCAAAGATGACACACGACGTCTTTGTCTATGGGGACAGTACCCAAAACAGCGTGAATTTGAACGTTTTGGTGCTACAAGTGTCACGTTTGACCTTATTGGGCGTGTTCATTTAGACTACATGCAGTTATACCGCAAATACACATACGAAGAACGACATAGCTATGCGTTAGATGCAATTGGCGAGTACGAGTTAGATGAACGTAAAGTTGCGTACGAAGGTACGTTAGATCAATTGTATAACAAAGACTTTCCAAAGTTTATTGACTACAATAGACAAGATACTATGTTGCTGGCTAAATTAGATAAGAAGTTACGTTTCTTAGATTTAGCTAACGAACTTGCGCATGATAATACTGTATTGCTACAAACAACAATGGGTGCAGTAGCAGTTACCGAGCAAGCTATTATTAACGAAGCGCATAGTCAAGGGTTGATTGTTCCGAATCGTAAGGGCAGAGATGACATGGGCGATACGCAAGCGGCTGGTGCGTATGTTGCAACTCCGAAAGCGGGCATGCATGATTGGATTGGGTCAGTTGATATTAACTCACTATATCCAAGTGCGATTCGTGCGCTTAATATGGGTCCAGAGTCAATAATTGGACAGATTCGCCCAATTATGACAGACCATTATATCAATGAGAAGATGGCAGACAAAGTAGCCAATGGTAAAAAAACTAAAGGTTCAAGTTTTGCAGATGCATGGGATGGATTGTTTGCAACACTAGAATACACTGCGGTCATGGAAGGTAAGACGGGCATTGAGCTTACTATCGATTGGGAGGCATCAGGCACAAGTACTGTACACACTGCGGCGGAAGTATGGACATTGATATTTGATAGTAATCAACCATGGATACTTAGTGCGAATGGTACTATCTTTAGCTTTGAGAAAGAAGCAGTTATCCCGGGCTTGCTAAAACGTTGGTATGCTGAACGTAAAGAACTACAAGCTAAGATGCGTTCATGCACAGACCCAGAAGAGATTGCGTTCTGGGATAAACGTCAGCTAGTTAAGAAGATTAACTTAAACTCACTATATGGTGCTCTACTTAATCCGGGCTGTCGTTTCTTTGATAAGCGCATTGGGCAAAGTACTACGCTAACGGGCAGAACTATTGCTAAACACATGGATGCGTTTATTAATGAATGTATCACCGGCACGTATGATCATACTGGCGAAGCAATTATTTACGGTGATACCGACTCGTGTTACTTTAGTGCATGGCCAATGATTAAAGATGATGTCGAAGCTGGTACTATGGAATGGAATGCTGGCATTGCTATTAAATTATATGATGATATTTCGGACCAAGTTAATGAAAGTTTTCCTGCGATGATGGAACGTGCGTTTCACGTACCACGTAATATGGGCAGTGTAATTAGAGGTGGGCGCGAGCTTGTTGCAAGTAAAGGACTATTCATTAAGAAGAAACGCTATGCTGTATTGATTACGGATTTGGATGGCAAACGTTTAGATACACATGGCAAGCCCGGAAAAGTTAAAGCAATGGGCTTAGACTTAAAGCGTTCAGATACTCCGAAGATTGTGCAAGACTTTTTAAGTGACATCTTACTCGATGTGCTAACAGGTGTAGACAAATCCGCTATTATCGATAAAGTACGTGAGTTTAAACTTGCGTTCCAAGATAGACCAGCGTGGGAGAAAGGTACACCAAAACGTGTAAACAATCTTACTAATTACACAGCGGCAGAGGTTAGAGAAGGTAGAGCTAATATGCCGGGACATGTACGTGCGGCAATGAACTGGAATAACTTAAAGCGTATGCACGGTGATAACTACAGTATCAACATTGTCGATGGTATGAAAACTATTGTATGTAAACTTAAAGATAATCCAATCGGGTTTACTAGTGTGGGTTATCCAACAGATGGGACACATATACCACAGTGGTTTAAGGACTTGCCGTTCGACAACGACTTAATGGAGTCAACAATTGTTAATCAGAAAGTAGAGAACTTATTGGGTGTGCTTAACTGGGATATTGCAGGAAGCACAGACATTAAGACTACATTTGATGCATTGTTTAGTTTTGACTAATGGGTAAATTGACAGACTTGGTTAGATACAGAAACGAGTTAGCTAGTAAAGTCGACTCGTTAAATCTGCATAAAGCAATTACTAAGAAAATTAATATATTGAACGCGGTACAAGTTAATAATGCAATGGCATATAATATCGACCATATTACCAACAATTATAAACAATTGTCTATAGATAATGATAGCAATATTAATCAATTA